AATCAATGGAGACTTTGCAACGCCTAGCTCTTTGAGATCAACATCTGGCACTAATCGAATGCGGAATAGTCTTATCTATCGATATGGGGCAGGATACGGCTCGACTTACAGTACCTCTGATTCGACCTCTATTGCCACTTACGGGCTCTTTGAGATCTCCCGCGACTCTAACATCAAGAACCTTGCTGACATCACCGCTATTGGCACTAGAGAGCTTGGACTGCGTAAAGACCCACGCGATCAATTAGAAGCCATCACCTTTAGACTTACAAACCCAGCAATGTCAGATCAGACCAGAGCGCGCTTATTGCTCTTATTCTTTGGGCAACCAGTCACAATCACTAATCTGCCATCTAACTTCTTTGGTGGATCTTTCTCTGGCTTTGTTGAAGGTATTAGCCTTAACGCGAACCCATCTTTTATGGATATGACTCTCTTTGTTTCAGCAACCGATCTGTCGATTGTGTAGCAAAATGACCCAGATAATCCTAAGCGATAAGGTAGAATAACAACATGGCAACGAGTACTAATTATGGCTGGTCAGAACCCGATGACAGTTCATTGGTTCGCGATGGCGCACTCGCTATGCGTACGCTGGGCAATGCGATTGACACCTCTGTCTGGAACGTGGGGTTTGGTCAAGCGGGCAAGAATAAGATCATCAATGGTGACTTTGGTATATGGCAGCGTGGCACAACTTTTACAAACCCAGCGGCAGCCGCGTATTTAGCAGATAGAATTAGATACAGCACAAGTACCGCACTTCCGACTTCTATAAGTATTTCACAACAAACATTTACTCCTGGTACTGCACCCGTAGCAGGTTACGAATCGCAATATTTCTTTAGAAGCGTTCTTACCACAGTCGGAAGCACTACTGCAATTTTCTTTACAAATATGGTAGAGGATGTTCGTACCTTAGCAGGACAAACCGCGACTTTTTCATTTTGGGCAAAAAGTGATTCTAATAGAACACAACCAGCACCAACAATAGAGCAACAATTTGGTTCAGGTGGGTCAAGTGCCGTTGATACAACCTTAACAACTTTTAACACTACTACTTCTTGGCAACGATTCAGTTTCACTCTTACATTACCAAGTATTTCAGGCAAAACTATTGGAACTGGCAATCATCTCAGAGTTAGAATTTTACAAAATATAACTAATGGAAATACTTTAGACATTTGGGGCTTACAACTAGAAGCGGGCGCAAAAGCAACGCCCTTCCAAACTGCAAGCGGCGGCAGTATCCAAGGCGAACTGGCTATGTGCCAAAGGTATTATTTTAGATATACAAGCGATTTAGGTTTTAGAATACTGGGCACAGGGCAATGCTTTGGAACAACAACAGGTGCTATCGCTTTCAAATATCCAGTAACAATGAGAACAAGACCAACTGCTTTAGAACAAACGGGAACTGCAAGCAATTATGCAGTTTTGAATTCAACTGGAAGCGCAACCGCTTGTTCGGCTGTGCCAACTTATGATGCCGCAACTACGACAGAGTTTGGCTGGGTTGGTTTTACTGTCGCATCAGGTTTAACGGCTGGCAACGCAACAGCGTTGCTTTCAAACAATCTTGCTAATGTTCATCTAGGTTGGAGTGCTGAACTATGAAATACGAATTATTAACAGAAAACGATTTAGGACAAAAGATTTATGCTCGCATAGATGATGATGGCTTATGTCGCGTTACTTGCACAGACGATAACCCTGACTATCTTGCTTGGTTAGATGAAGCCGAAACTAAGTAAGGCTGCGACACAGCTACGCGAACAGTTCGATGACACCTTCCCAGATAGAGATCGGCTTTCGGATGGGTGGATCGGTGATACCCGACACTCTGCTCGCAAGTCTGATCATAATCCAGATGAGCAAGGGTGGGTTCGTGCCATTGACATCGACCGCGACTTACACAAAGGCGGGAAGCCAGACCTTATGCCAGACATTGTCGATCAGGTTCGTCTTGCTTGCAAGTCTAAGTCAGAAAAGCGAATCAGTTACATCATATTTGATGGGCGTATCTGCTCCAACATCCTTAACTGGAAGTGGCGCAAGTACACAGGATCTAACAAACACATCAAACACGCGCACTTCAGCTTTAAGAAAGAAGCTGACGATGCTGGGGCTTTTTTTCAAGTACCTATGTTAGGAGCAAAAGAATGAATGAACTAAAGACAGCAGCAGGATCTTGGGCTAGAGCCTTCTTAGTAGCAGCAATTTCGATGTATGCAGCAGGGGTCACAGATCCACAGGCACTCATTGCAGCTGGTATTGCATCGATCCTTCCACCGGTGCTTCGTTACCTTTCACCTAACGATCCTTCTATGGGCATCAAGAAGTGACACAGTCAGACTTCTTCACGCTTTACTTAGCCACCATTGCAGCACTTGGCGGCTTGTCTGGCTATGTGATCACACACCTGTTGTCTGAAATTAAAAGACTCAACTCGCGTGTCGATGAGATCTACAACATACTTCTCGACAGGTAGCATAGTGCCATGGCAAGAAAAGCAACTAAAGCTCTAGAAGAACAAGGTTACTCGAAGCTCGATGCCTACTGCATTGGGCTTTATGAGTACTTCTGCTCGCTTAAAAGAGCAGGTTTTGCAGAAGATGTTGCCATGTTCATGATTACAGAGCCACAGGCTTATCCCCATTGGATCTTGCCTGATGGGATACCGCCAGAGAAGTTAGGCGATTACATAGATGAGGATGACGATTAAGCGAATCGTAGTCGTGTCAGATCTTCAAGTACCATATGAAGATAAAGTTGCCACTCGTAATCTTGCTAGTTTCATCAAGAAGTTTAAGCCTGACCAAGTAGTCACCATTGGCGATGAGATTGACTTACCCCAGATAAGCAAGTGGGAAGAAGGGCGCATGGGCAGTTATGCTCAGACCCTAGATGATGACCGCAATCAAGCTGTGGACTTGCTCTGGGAATTAGGCGTAACAGATTGCATCCGCAGTAATCACACAGATCGTTTGTATAACATCATCATGGCTAAAGTGCCAGCATTTGGGGCATTGCCAGAGCTGCGCTTTGAGAAGTTTATGCGCTTTGATGAACTAGGTATAACCTTCCATAAGAACCCAATGCCTATTGCACCTAACTGGATTGCAATACATGGAGACCATACACCCATCAAGCCACAGGGGGGCTTATCAGCCCTTGAAGCGGCTCGTAGGCATGGAAAGAATGTCATCTCAGGTCATACACACAGAGCAGGGCGTTCAGCCTTCTCAGAGGCTTCTGGGGGGCGTATAGGGCGTGTCCTACATGGTGTCGAGGTAGGCAATCTTATGGACTTCAAGCAAGCTGCTTACACTAAAGGTGTGGCTAATTGGCAACAAGCATTCGCCATCATGTATGTGCATGGCAATAAGGTGCAGGTAGATCTAATCAACATTGAGAAGGATGGGACATTCATCGTGTCGGGAAAGTCGTACGGACGCGCCCGATAATCGTTATCAAGTCGTTACCTAAATATGCTTGATTCGTCTGGGGTTTATGCAACACTAAAGCCATGACAAGCACAACGACACTAATCAAAGAAGAATTTTGGACACTCGTATGCGAGAAGCATGGCTTTACTTGTGACTTTAAGACAAAGAAACAAGCTCTAGAGTGGAAGAACAATTCATCAATTTGGTGCGAAAAGTGCTAATAACTACTAAAGAAAAGGGCGAATAAAATGAGTTTTGAGATGCCAATGATTGTGCTGCTTCTAGCAGCTAATGCTTTATGGTACTTGGTCGGCTGGGCTAAGGGTTTTAACGAAGGCAAGCGCGAGGGTATAATCGTTGCTAAGTCATTTCAGCGAGTGACAACAGATGCGCGCTAATGAAATCTTACTCACCGCCACCGACACGATCCGTGATCGTGGGCTTTCATATGGTCACCCTGCGGATAACTTGCAACACACAGCAATGCTGCTCTCAGCATACTTACAAACACCGATACACGACTATCAGGTGGCAGGGATCATGGTCTTGGTTAAACTTGCAAGGACTAATCAATCAGCACAACACATCGACAACTGGGTCGATCTCTGCTCATATGGCGCACTCGCAGGGCAACTAGCCACAGAGGAAAACGATCTTTATGTTTAATTTAGCCGATTACGAGCCAGTAGAGGTGAGACTTGAAAAATTTATTAAGGACTATCCAGCGTTCCGCATATCAACTGAGTTGGAAGTGGTCGAGGCTACTCGATACATTGTTAAGGCGTATCTATTTAAGAATGCTGAAGATAGCGTTGCATGGGCGACAGGGTACGCTGAGGAAACAGTTACTAGCCGAGGGGTTAATCAGACTTCAGCATTGGAGAATTGCGAGACTTCGGCAATCGGCAGGGCACTTGCAAATGCAGGTTATGCGCCTAAAGGAAAGAGACCAAGCCGAGAGGAAATGAGCAAGGTAGTAGCTGCTAAGCCAGTTAAGCCACCTGTTCAGGAAGTCAAGGCAGACGATCAGG